CTTGAATGGGGTTCAAGAGGCCGCTGGTTCGAATCCAGTCACTCGGACCAAAAAGTGCTGAGATTTTGGAGTTTTCCAAATTTCTCAGCACTTTTTTATTTTACTAAATTTTAAAAAACCGTGTAATATATCATGCTATTGCTGATCTATTGCATAATAGATTTAGAGCATATCGGTTACCCTTCTAAGGTCCTCAAAAGATACATCCTGATAGTGACGAAGCATTTCGGAAGATGTATGCCCCATAAGCTCTAGTTTATCCTTATCTGCACCTGGTACTCGCTTCATCAAAGTTGCAAAGGTGTGTCGGCAACTGTGTGGAGTATACTTGCGGCGCTTTACGCCGCCTTCGTCGATAATGGGGTTATCTACACCACATCTTTCTAATACACCGTAAAAAAGCGCTCTATAGGCCGATATGCCGATTTGAGAGCCGTCCTTCGCACAAAATATAGGTCCGGCTATTTTGTCTTTAACTAGGCGGTCTATAATAGGCTGGATTTTAGGGGAAACAGTAACAACACGATCCCGTCCGGCGTCAGTTTTTGAGCCACCGACAAAAGCTCTCTCAGTCCGGTTATAGTCTTTTGCATCCAAAGCCAAGAACTCAGACGGTCGAAATCCCAGATAGCAATGGCAAAGGATATAGTCTGCACCCGAAACGCCTCCAATGGCCTGCTCAATGGATTTTACGGCCTCCAAGGGTAGCCCCTCTTTCCCCGATCCTTCTTCGCCTCCTACAATTAGGTATTGCCCCATATTAAGCTTTGCCATATTACGCGGGATTGCGTATTTGTAGACCAACCCGGCCAGGGCTTTCATGTTCTCTTGTGTTCGCTTTCCTTTTCCGCAGCTATCTAGGCATTCCTGCAAATCGTCCACGGTAATGTCGGAGAGGCGTTGGTGCCAAATGGGCTTGAAATACTTGTTTGCGGCCCGATAGCAGTCCATGGTAGACTTTCCGGCGCGGTGTGTAGGCTCCCATGCCTCGTAGAGCTGCAAAAAGGTCGTGGGACGCACTTTATCTTCCTTCCCCACTAGGGGTAGATATTCTATTGCCTCTCGTTTTGTACGGAAGCCAGATTTTGAGCGAGTGATACGCTTCGTAGTACCGTCTGGAAGCGGTTCATACCCTATTGTTTTAACCGCGATCCATTTCTTGTTGGGCAATTGGTATACAGAACCCTGACCGTTACCGCGGCCTTTTGGATTTTGCCGGACATTTTGCGCTGCACCGCAATACATGCAAAATTTGCTCTCGTCGGGTATTTCTGCCCTGCACTTTCTGCATTTCACTTGAAAAAACCTCCTATTCTTGATAGAATAAAAGGGCAGTGAGCCCGTCAAAACTTACTGCCCTCTATGTGAGCCGTCCCTGGTGTTGGTAGCACCGGGGGCGGTGTTTTTATTGCGCTTTTTTCAGCTTCTCCATTTCGCGGTTCAGCTTCTTCACCATAGCCTCCAGGGCGGTGATCCGGGTGTCCATGACCTCCATGTCGTCCAGGCGCTCCAGTTTCTCCAGGATGGCGCTCTGGCCCTCTGCGAGCAAATTAAACCGCTTTTCAAATTTGGTTTCCATCATCATTACGGTGTTTTTGGTGATGCGCTGTTCAGCGTCTGCGATAATGGATTGGATTGCCTGCAAATCTTTTTCATCCAGCATGTAAAATCTCCTTATTGTTACTCTAATCCGAACTGTGCTTTATTCACTACTTTGCCATCTTGGAACATCACATTTGCGTTAGCCCCAATAGAACCTTCGCCTTCCCACATCCACATTGTAGTTACATATTCTGACCCAATGCCAAGATCTGATTCGGATAGCAGTTCTCCTTTCGAGCCAATAATCGAAACTACTTCGTCGTATGTCATCCCCGTTTTAATCTGGTTAAATTCATCTAGGCTAATTTTCCCATCGTTATAAGTAACCGCTTCCTCAAAAACATCAAACATAACTTTATCGCCAGTGACAGTAAGATATATTTCTCCAGCTTCTGACTGCTTGAGGTAAATGGCGCATCGTGTAGTATCTTGGAGTAATGGAGCATTCTTAGATAGCTCGACAAGAGTTGATTTAATATCCTCCCAGTTAGCTGGCGCAGACCCCGCTTCCTTCGCTTCCTGTATAAGCGCGGCTATGTCAGGGTCATAGATACTCACTGTGGTCATATCTCCAAATAGGGAGATCTCTATAAATGAGGTATCACAGAAGGACGAGAATGTAGCAGTAATATTGTCTTTTATTGGGTCACTTTCAGGTGTGGCTACAATGGTCTGTTCCGGGGGAGGGCTTTTGCTCACATCTACTGTTGACTCAGAAGTACAAGCGGACAGCGGGATTATTAGCGCCAATCCCCAAGCGGCCATTCTTTTCCATCCCATTTCCATTTCCCATTCTCCTCTCTATTTTGCCGAACTATGGCGGTAGGTTCCATAAATACAATTCTGCGGCTAGATTCTCGTTCTGTTTGGCAATTATGGGTTGGTGTACCATATCATAAGCGTAGCCCAATAATCCGTTCTTTTCTAACGAAGCAATCTCTTAGCATATAGAAAATAAGCTGCCACAATTTGGTGATAACACATATTGCTTAAATAGAACTAGCGTTCTATAATAATAAACAAGGGGAACAAAATTCCCAACCAAAATCTTGGTAAGGTTCAAATTGGGAGGAGGGCGCAAGATGACGCCAAACGAAAAAGGGCTTCCAAACTTTGAAAAGCTAACCAAAGCACTAAATAAGAAAAAATTCCCTTATCGTTCCTTGCGTACTTTGGTGTTAATTTGCGAACCAGCGGTCAATAGCGTCCATAATTGCGAGCAAGAATCGAAGGTCTGCATCAGTTAGATCCTTGCCCTTTGGAACAATCCCAGCAGAGACAAAGGCAGATACAACTTCATCAACAGTCAATTCCCCTTCTTCGTCTTCGGGTGGAGCAGGGGAATTTTCTTTTTTGTCCAAATCATCAAGGGTGTATCCCATCGCATAAACAAGGCTTCTCATTGTTTCGAGAGATGGAGTTTTTGTAATACCTGATGTTATTTTTGCAAGGGTTCCTTTTGGGACTCCTGATTTTTCGCTTAACTCATCAAGACTCATCCCTGATGATTTTCGCATTTCATTAAAAACGTCAAGCCACATTTTCTTTACCTCCTGAAAATAATATATCACAATTATAAAAAAATCGCAAGAATAAAATTTCCGAAATCGGAAATAAAAATTTGCAAAATAGCTTGACAGTTTCCGTAAACGGGAATATAATAAAGACAGAATTTCCGCAAGTGGAAATGGAGGTGAGGTTATGACTGCGGTTTATCCTAACTTGGCCGGCGAAATTGCCAAACGAGGAATTAAGAAGTGTGTTCTAGCAAAGGAGGCCGGAATTAGCGATCGTGTTCTTCGTAACAAAATGGCCGGGAAAGGTGCATTTTCAATCCAAGAGGCAATTGAAATCAAAAATAAATTCTTTCCTGACTATACAGTTGATGATCTTTTTCGGCGGATCGATAACAAGTGAATAAAGCCCGCCCCGTCCCTGATGGGGAGAGGCATGGAAGGAGGCGAGTAGGGTGGAGCGCAGTGAAATTAAAGAAACGCTCGAAAAGCAGTTGCAGCTACTTTCCGAGCGTTCAGAGAAATCAATAGAGGATCGAGACCTCTATCAATTGACGAATGCGATGGTCAATCTTTCAACACTTCTTCTTGCTTTTGACTAAACCAGTCTTCGCTCTTCTTTTTGTTCCGGTCTTTCAGTATCTGATAATAGGCATCAAGATACATTTCATAGATCTGAACAGGTGTTTTTCCAGTTAAATCCTGGGTTTGGACATAAAGATATGCTATGGCTTCAACAGGAGTCCCAGGGAAAGTATTAACGTCCGCCACATTTTCACCCCCTTTCATTGATATTTTATCACGGCGAGAGGGGGAGCACAACAAAAAGCGCCCCGGCCAGTGGTGACGCACCGACCAGGGCATGACACCACGTACCGAAGCTACGAGGTATCGGAGACAGTATATCACATCCTCCGGCCTCTGGCAAGATTGGAGGATTTTTTATTACCATGAACAAAGACAGCAAAATCTCGGAGCTTGTTCGACAGAACTACAATTCCCTCAAGCTCACTAGCGAGGCAGTAGAGGCCCTAACTGGGAAAAAGCTTGAATGGTTCATCGAAGCACTCGGGAACATGAAGGAGGAAAAAGGAGATGGCGACAATGACGCTGGATGATATCAAATCCATGGATCGGGAAATGCTCACTCCGGCCATTGTTGGAAAGATAATCGGATGTGACCCGTACTACATAAGCCTGCAAGCGAGGCAGCGACCTGAACTGTTGGGATTTCCCGTACATGTTCATGGGACACGGACGCTGGTTCCGCGCCGAGCATTCATCCGATGGATGGAAGGAGGGAGCGCAGTATGAACGAACCAAGAAATGAACGGGAGAGACGCGCAAAGGCATACAGCTACCGGGCCTACCGCCGCCGGGTACAGCAGGCGCAGGCGGTGGCCCAGCGGGTACAACTGGCGGTGGTTGCCGGAGCGGCGCTGGTTCTGGCTATTCTGGTGGCAGCGAGCCTATGAAAAAGCAACTGATCGTGACTACCGTATACCTGTTCTTTTTGTTGGCGCTGGTTGCACTGATCGAAATTGTCTGGAACCAGGAACCGGAGCAGCCAGCCATTGAGACCCCGGCGGCAACCACCACCCCGTCCCCCACGCCCACCGGCCCGCTCACCATCCAGATCACCGGCCTGGAGGGCGCGGAGAGCATCGACGATGTGTGGGCGGTCATTACGATCCCCGATTAAGGAGGAAGCAAAATGGACTTAAAAAAGATTTTGGACGAGCATCTCCTTTGGCTGAATGGAGAGGGTGGCAGCCGTGCCAACCTGTTCGGTGCCAACCTGCTCGGTGCCAACCTGTTCGGTGCCAACCTGCGCGGTGCCAACCTGCGCTGTGCCGACCTGAGCGGTGCCAACCTGTTCGGTGCCGACCTGAGCGGTGCCGACCTGTTCGATGCCGACCTGAGCGGTGCCAACCTGAGCGGTGCCGACCTGCGCGATGCCGACCTGTTCGGTGCCGACCTGAGCGATGCCAACCTGTTCGGTGCCGACCTGCGCGGTGCCAACCTGAGCGGTGCCGACCTGAGCGGTGCCGACCTGCGCGATGCCGACCTGAGCGGTGCCAACCTGCGCGGTGCCAACCTGAGCGGTGCCGACTTGAGCGGTGCGTCTATAGATCAAATGATGTGGGATATTTATACGGCGTTCTATCCGTTGCAATGTCCGGAATCCGGCTCTTATATCGGCTACAAAAAGGCGGGTGACCTTGTTGTGGAGTTGGAAATCCCCGCAGATGCACGACGCTCCTCCGCTACTAGCCGAAAATGCCGCGCCAGTAAGGCCAAGGTATTGAGTATCACAGATATCAACGGGAATCCTGGGGGTGACCAAGTAAGGAGTAATTTTGATCCGAACTTTGTTTATGCCATAGGCGAAACCGTTGAAGTGTCTGATTTTGATGATGACCGCTGGAACGAGTGCTCTACTGGCATTCATCATTTTATTACACGGGCGGAAGCCGTTATTTACGAATAAAAAGCGCCGCTCCCCGGTGTGCGAGACCGGAGGGCGGCAAGGGAAACATTTGTTTATTTACATTTTATGACGATTAGAAAGGAAAGTCAAATGAAATTGTATCAAAAGCGCAATGGAAATATGTCCAATCAGGACTGGCTTGACCTTGGTACGCTTCTTCTTAAGCTGGGCTATGTAGTTTCCATAGGAAAGGAGAAGCAAAGCGGATCTATGTACCGTTCTTATATCGAAATCCAGGGAAACGGACTGGAGAAGGAGGAGCTGTAATGCACATCCCATTGTATGACAGCCAGACGACTCCGGCATCTGCTTATTGCGAGAAGTGCCGCCAGGAGGTCTACCACGGCGAGGCACGGTTTCAGTGGGAGGGGTGGTGGCTCTGCCCGGACTGCTTCCGGGCCGCGGTCAACAAGGCCCTACGAGACTGCCCGGAGCAGGTGGCGTTGGAGATGGGGCTGGAAGTGGAGCGGTACGAATGATGGCAAAAGTCATTGATATCACCGGGATGAAGTTTAATCGGCTTACTGTGATCCGAATGGCTGGGAGCGGACATCATGGCGAAAAAGTTTGGGAGTGCATCTGCGATTGCGGGAATACCACTTATGCAACCGGGAGCCAATTAAGGGGCGGCCGGGTTAAATCTTGTGGGTGTCTCCAGTTGGAGCAATCTAAGGCACAAATGAAGATGCTGAAAAGGTTCTATCCTGCGCCCTGTAAAACACACGGAGACAGCAGAACTCGAATGTACGGCATTTGGGCCGGAATGCTTCAACGCTGTACAAATCCAAAGCGAGAATCATACCCACTCTATGGTGGACGTGGTATTTCTGTCTGCGCGAGATGGAAAAACTACGAAAACTTTAAGTCCGATATGGGGGCGAGTTACTTTGACGGAGCGTCCATAGACAGAATCGACAACGAGAAGGGATATTCGCCAGAAAATTGCAGATGGGTGGAGTTGCGGGCACAAGCATCCAATCGCCGTAAGAAAATCCGGGTCCATATAAACGGGAAAGAAATCACTGTGCAAGAAGCTGCGTCTATTCTTCATGTTAATAAAAGAACCTTATATAAATGGGTTGAAAAGGGGGCGATTACATGAAAGTAAATTGTGTTTCTTACTATACCACCGGAAAGGCAGAAGTCAAAGTTTACTTTCCTTAGCTTAACGGCATGACAGTCTGCCAGTGGTGCCCCTATATTCAATACCGGGAGGGCCTCAAGCGCCACCAATGCGCCCTCACCGGCGAGTTCCTGCCCTATCCATTTGACGGGATAGGGAACGAGTGCCCGATTACATTTGATAAGGAGGACAAGCAGCATGAGTTTGACAGTTAAGGAGACCAAGGGCGGCGGCAGCGCCCCCATTGAGCCAGGAGCGTATCCGGCCCGCTGCGTGGGCGTGGTCGATCTGGGCATCCAGCACAACGACTTTAACAACAAGGATCAAGAAAAGGTGCGGCTTATTTTTGAGCTGCCCACGGAGCGCGTACAGGTGGACGGTGAGGACAAGCCCCGCTGGCTTAGCAAGCCTTACACCGCCTCACTCCATGAGAAGTCCACCCTGCGCCATGATCTGGACGCCTGGCGCGGTAAGCCCTTTACCCAGGAAGATCTGGCCGGGTTCGATTTGGCGAATATGATCAACGCCCCCTGTTTACTTACCGTGGTCAACCAAGAGAGCAAGAATGGCGGCACCTACTCCAAGATTGCCGGTATCTCCAAGCCGATGAAGGGTATGGACGTGCCGCCCCTGGAAAACGAACCGATCCAGTTTGACATGGATGCAGAGGACGCCGAAGCGGTGCTGAAGCTGCTCCCCACATGGATGCAGGAGGAAGTCCAGAAGTCCGTGACTTGGAAGGCGAGAACGTCCGGCCCTTTTGAAGATGCCGACAAGGACGGCGAGCTCCCGTTTTAAGGGGGGTGTACCCTTATGAAGCGGGATCAGTTTACCTTCTACCGCAGTTATTACGAAGCGTTGAAGGCGCTGCCAAAGCGGGACCAGACTTCCGTCCTCATGTCGGTCATCGGGTATGCGCTGGATGAAGAAATCCCAAAGCTCTCCGGCGTACCTCTCTCTGTTTTTACTTTGATTCGTCCCACGCTTGACAGTGGTCGGAACAAAGCGAGAAGCCGAATGAAAAAAGGCGGAACAAGCGAGGAACAAATCGGAACAAACGAAAAACAAAATGGAACAAACGTTGAACAATCCATCAATGAGGGGGAGATAGAGAAGGAGAGAGAGGAAGAGGGAGAGAACGATAGTTCTCTTCCCCCTACCCCCCTCTCCAGGGGGAAATCAAAACGGTTTTCTCCTCCAAGCGTGGAAGAAGTCCGCGCCTATTGCCAGGAACGGGGGAACGGCATAGACCCGGAGGCCTTTGTGGACTTCTACGCAGCGCGGGGGTGGAAATACGGCGCAGGGCGGCCCATTGTAGACTGGAAAGCCGCCGTGCGAACCTGGGAAGCCCGCCGAAGGGCGGAGCAGCCAGCCACTACGGAGACATACCGCCCCAGGGCCTATCACCTGGAGCGGGACGAGGATGGACAGGAGGTTGTAGTCTATGACGATTGACGCACTGGAGGCGGAGAGCGCGGTATGCGGCTCTATCCTGCTGGACGATGCATGTCTACCAGAGGTGCTGGAGCACCTGACAGAGGCGGATTTCGTGCTGGAGGCGAACCGGGCGATTTTCCGGGCGGCGGTTGAGCTTTACCGGCGTGAGGAGCCGGTAGACCCTGTGAGCATCCGGGCGGAGGCCAGGGGTGCAGTCAGCGATGCATACATGCTGGAGCTGATGCAGGCCACCAACACGGCGGCCAACGCTGGGATTTACGCGGAGGAGACCCGGCGGGCGTCCATGCGGCGCAGTCTGGCCGCCCTCGGGCAAGATCTGGAGCAACGTGCGTCTACCCTGGAGGAAACCCCTAGGGAGCTGATTTCCGCCGCTCAGCGGGAGCTGGAGGCCATTGAGGCCCAGGACACCGCAAGGGAGCTGGCTACCTCCGGGGATACTCTGCTGGCCTATTACCGGCACCGGGAGCGGGTGGATGCCGGTTCCGGCGGCTACGTCCCTACGGGCTACCGGAGCTTAGACCGATTGCTGGGCGGAGGCCTGCTGAACAGCGGATTTTACATCCTGGCCGCCCGGCCCGGCATGGGCAAGACCACCTTCGGGCTGGCCGTGGCGGATCAGGTGGCCCAGCAGCGGGGGCCAGTGCTCTTCGTCTCCCTGGAAATGGATGAGGAGCAGCTGGCCGCCAAACGGCTGGCGCGGGCCGCCGGGATTTCCTATGACGCCCTCATGATGGGCAATCTTGGGGACGAAGAGCGAGCCCGTGCGGCGGATTGGAGTTCGAAGGTGTCCCAGATACCTGTCTACACAAACCGCAAGCCCCGCGCCACCGTGGACGATATCGCCAACATGGCCCGGAAGGTTAAGGGGCTCAAGCTACTGGTTGTGGACTATTTCGGGCTGATCCGGACAGAGGAGCGGGCTAAAAACCGCTATGAGGCTATGACCGAGGTGTCGGGGCAGCTCAAGGCGTTGGCACGGAAGCTCAAAGTCCCGCTGCTCTGCCTGGCGCAGATCAACCGGGAGAACGCACAGCGGCAGGACAAGCGGCCCCAGCTCTCCGACCTGCGGGACACCGGGGCACTGGAGCAGGATGCGGACGGCGTAATCTTTTTACACTGCAACAGCTATTACAACCAGGAGCGGCCCGACCCGTGGGAGCCCGACTATATGCAAATTATTTTGGCGAAAAACCGGCACGCCAGCACCGGTACGTGCGACGCGGCGTTCTACCGGGCGGTGGGGCGGATTATACCAGCGAGGTGATATCAGTGACAGACGAAAAGGCGGCGGATGTTTTGTCCGCCCTGAGAGACAAACATCGCGCCATTATGGAGACCGGATCCGAGCTGGCTCAGGTGCATGGCCAGATTGTGGAAGCCCTGAACTGGGCGCTGGAGATACTTAGACATGGGAACGATTCGGTTTGATATACCATACCCGCCCACGAAGAAGGGCAAGTCGGCCTTCTGCCGCCGGTTTGGGCTGAACGCCTACTACTCCGGCAAGCACTGGGCGCAGCGGAAGAAGGACGCTGACGAGCTCCACGCGCTGACTCTGGCCGCGCTGAAACAGGCCCGAGTGCGGCGCGGGATGGTACGGGGGCCGGTCTCCATCACTTTTGCATGGGACGACGGGCTGGACATTGACAACCACGCTGCCATCGCCAAAGCCGTGGTGGACGCGCTCAAGGGATACCTGCTGCCGGACGACGATCACCGCTGGTACAGGCAGGTTATACATAGGCTTTGGGACGGGGGATGTATTCGGGTGGAGGTGCAGGAGCTGTGATAACCGCAGACCCCTACGGCATCAGCGGAGCGGTGGCACCCTGGCGCAGCCTGGACGCGATGGAGCCTATTGCGGAGCGCAGGATTACGGAGCGGGATACAGAGGAGGCCGAACTCTGTGGGCGGTGCCCGCTGCCGGACTGCAACCCGAAAAGAGTTGGCTGCCTCCTACATACCAGGGCGAAAAGGCCAAAACCGTCCCGTGATTTGCTGGAGCGCATGGCGCTGGACGGGTATGGGCCGGAGACGATAGCCCAGGCCACCGGATACAGCATATCGACCACCACAGAGTATATGAAACAGTTTTTTAGGGCGGGACCATGTGAGCGCTGTGCGTCCAAGAGCATTTGTGATGCAGTCGTCGGGACGTGTAGCCGTAAAGAGCGATGGAAAGCAATCAAGGAGGTGCCGAACGATGGACGATAAGACGCGCGCCCTGCTGGGCGACCACGAGGCGGCCAAGCGGCTGACGGATGCGGGGGTGCTGCTGCCATGCCCGGGTTGCAGGGGTGAAGACACAAAGCACAGGGCTGTAATGGCATGCGTAATGATTGAATGCCCGTGTGGGTTTATGGCGGCGGGCTACGACTTGGAAGAAGCACGGCAGATATGGAACACCCGCGCGCCGATTCTGAGCGCGGAGGAGTTGCAGAGATTGGAGGCGCTGAACGATGCGGGGAATCAATAAACAGGCCATGCTTGACCTGATTATCGAGGCCAAGCGGAACGAGCCGGAAGATGTGCGTTTTTCGGATTGGCTGGCAGAGTATCTGGCCGATCGCCTGTCCACCCTCACCCCGCCGAACGAGCCGCTGACACGCGCAGAGAGACACCAATACACCCGCGCAGAGCTGGAATCCATCACCCAGGAGACCGCAATCTACATTGAGGGTGCAGGGATAGCCCAGCTCCAATGGGGCGGCCTGGAGATTGCAGAGGGGGTAAAGGACGGGTACCTATACTGCAAGCACATCAAGCCGTTTGCGATGGATCTGTACGACAAATACTGGACAGCCTGGGATAGGCCAGCGGAGGAGGACGCTTGATGGACATTGAGAAGCTGATTGAGCAGCTAAATGGATATTTTGAAGGGAAGGATTTGAAAAGATTCGTTGCGCTTGACGCTGCCACCGCCCTCTCCACGCTCCAGGCCGAAAACGAGAAGCTGCGGGCCGAGCTAAAAAGCAAGGTGGACTTAGTATTTCAGCAGGCGAAAGAACTTGATCGGAGGCACTTGCTATTACAAGAGCAAGAGGCCGAGCTGGAGCAGGTGAAGCGGGAACTATCTGCCTACAAAGAACTTGGCCCCGTTGACCGCCTCCGCGAACTCAAGCAGGCCGACGATGAAGGGCGGTGCGTGGTGCTCAAATGTAAGCCAAACGCCACAGTTTGGTTTATAAAGTCGGCGTTTTCTACAGCACATTTCCCAATTGAGGGGAATCATGTATCTATTAAAGGGGTCGCTTGTGATGGCGATATATATTGCTCGGCTATTACGGCTTACAATAAAATTAGCAGAAGTTTTTATATGTCAGATATAGGAAAAACTGTTTTTCTGACCCGCGAGGAAGCCGAGGCCGCACTACGGAGGAAGCAGGAAAAGGAGGAGGCCGAGCATGAGACTAGTTGATGCGGATAAAGCCAGAGAGTGCTTTAGTGGTGATGGGGTGACTGGAGCTGTCATGCAGCGGATGTTTGATAGCCTGCCCACCATCGACGCCGTGCCTGTGGTCAGGTGCCGGGATTGTAAGTGGTTCAATCACTATACCATGGAATGTGAGAGTGATGATGTTGCAACAGACCATGAGGGCGGAGCGTCGTTTAGCATTAACTTTGGCCCGGATGATTTCTGCTCCTACGGCCAGAGAAAGGAGGCCGACCATGAGTAGCCTGATATTTATGGACGCTAAGTGCCCCAACTGCGGCGGAAACTGCGGGAACGGAGGGCGTGGAGATACATTCTACTGCCCCTCCTGCGGCTGGAAGGGGAAAATCAAGGGCGCCGAAAATGACATGAAATTTATCGAGGAATATATTCGGTTTTGTATGGAACGGGATAGGAGGGCCGACCATGTACGGAACAACTGAAAAGAAAATCACCCACATCATCAAGGACAACCATGACAACGGACTGTGTGGGTTCTGGATAACTATCTGCGGTAAGTGGATTCATCCGCAATCTGTAACTGATGAACGACCAGAAGAGGGCCGGATGTGCAAGCAGTGCGCAAAGAAGGAGGCCGCCCATGATAAACACCCATCCGACCCCCGGCGAAACCGTCACCCTTGACGAAATCATCGGCACCATCCACGACGGGGAGGGCGGACAATGAAACAGTATGACAAACAGTATTGCGAAATTTATCCCATTCTGAAGCAGGTTATTGGTTGGTTGCAAGAGCATTATCCACACGATACATATTTTGTCATTGATTCTATCGGAGCGACTATGTATCACAAACGAAGTGTTTTTGCGATGGATGATGATTTTTTCACCGTAAGCAAAAAGGAGGAAAATAAGAACGGGGAGGGCGGACAGCATGAGCGAGTGGATTAGCGTCAGGGAGAGGCTGCCGGAACCGAAGTTTCCCAGCCAGCAGAGAGGATTTTATCTGGTGGCGCTTTCTAACGGCGTCGTCAAAGAACTGGAGTATGAATTTAGAGCCTATGAAAATATGCTGTTTGATGTCGGATGGCACGAAACGGCATACCCGGTCACCCACTGGATGCCCCTCCCCGATCCGCCGAAGGAAGATATGTCATGAGGCGGAATGCATACGCGGCGAAGCTCATGGCCGCAAAGGGCGCTGTATCAGCACATCAAAAGAAAGAGCTGGTACATAGATGCTTGACCACGGTATATCAAGCCTCTGCTGTGGCCCTGCACGAGGTGTACGGGTTCGGCCCGGACAGGATTGAGAGATTCCGGGACGCGATGGAGGCCGTTATCCTGGAGTATGGAGACCTCCTTGACAGCGTAGATACAGACTATGCCGACGGCAAACTGGAGCAGAGATACAAGGCCATTATGGGGAGGGATAGCCCTTGAACGAGTTCCCGGAGAGGCTGCGACGGTTAAGAGAAGAGAAAAGACCAGTCAAAAGCATGGTGACGGTTTCGGAGTTATGCGGGCTACCGAGTGGTGCGGTAAGAAAGTATGAGCGTGGGGAGGCGCGTCCTAATATGACAGCCTTGATTGCATTGGCCGACTACTATGAGGTAAGTTTGGACTACTTAACCGGGCGAACAAATTTCAGGTAAAATTTTTTAAATTGTCCTTTTTTGGATAGCAAAGAAAGAATCTTACTTTAAAATGGGAGTGTGGGAGCGTATGCCCCTGCGCTCCCATTCTCTTTCCATCCCCTTTTCCTCCTTCACGCAGAGTGGGTGGCGTCGGTGATCTGCCGCCACCCCCTCTGTGTGCAATATGCCGCAGGCTGAAAACCACCCGATAAACTGGGCGGAGGGTCGCACCCTCCATGCGGCGGATGACGGTGGAAAGACACTACACCAGATTGCCGGAGCGTCTAGGCGCTGGGAAGAGTAAGACGCGAGCCGCCTGTCATGGGGGCGGAGCTAAAAAAGCGGTGGCAGCTATGACCTGCCCCGGTGTGCCGACACATAGAAAGCGGCTGCGCCCGGCGGAGCGTGTAGAGACGGAATCCGCCTTATATACGGCCATAAAGGAATGAGTAGAGCGGTGTATGCCGTTTCAGCAGTTCGAGTCTGCTGATGGCCTCCAGAGGCCGGGTCGCGCCCGGATGATCTGAGCGTAGCGCAAGTCCTCAGAGAGAATGACAATGCCTGCTGAAAACTGCGTCTGTATGCGAGACTGGCTGCCGGTCGCTCCGGTGTTGCGGCACAGGCGTGTGATAATCTAAGCGGGAAACGCACAACCCCTGCCGCTGTGTTGACAGCTGCATCCCTACGTGGAGATAACAGCGGTGGGGCATATGCCGAGTGCTTGAGCAGAAGCGGAAGCGGCGGACATGGACAACGCCGTGGACGTGTGGCGGCTCATTACCGCCTCTCGGCTCCAAACGCAGATGGAAAGCAAAAGAGGCACTGCGCGATTAAATTAAATGCCAATGGGCGGCTGGACAACCTACTGTCCGCCATATGCCGCTCCTCGCCGCATGAGGCGGGCGGTGGCCCCAACGAGAGGAAACGCATGGCGGGATATTCCCCCGCCGCCTCTCAAACAAAAGATCAGGGCTAGGCCGACGGGCCGAAAAGGGAGGTGCCACCTTACTCCCCTGCCCTGAGTCAACATAAAGGCGGGAAGCAAAATAGAAAGGGTGGTATCTACATGAACGAACTAATCAAAGTTGACTTTAGTGGCGAAAAGCCAGCAGTATCAGCGCGGGAACTCCACGAGTTTCTAGAGGTAGAAACACCGTACCACAAGTGGTTTCCCCGTATGTGCGAATATGGATTCGCTGAAAACGAGGATTACGCAGTCACGGACATTTTTGTCCATAACCCCGCTGGCGGCCCTCAGAGCATGAAAGATGCCGCCGTCTCTATCGATATGGCCAAGGAGATCTGCATGCTCCAGCGGAACGAGAAGGGGAAGATTGCCCGGAAGTATTTCCTCCAATTGGAGAAGGATTGGAATAGCCCCGAAAAGGTAATGGCCCGTGCGCTCCAGATAGCAGATCGAAAGATTAAGATGCTGGAGGCGGAGAAGGAGGCTAACCGGCCGAAGGTGCTGTTTGCGGATTCTGTGGCTGCATCCAATACATCCATACTGGTCGGAGAGCTGGCAAAGCTCCTCAAGCAGAATGGGGTGGACACTGGGCAGAACCGCCTCTTTGACTGGATGCGGAACAACGGATATCTGATCCGCAGAGAGGGCACGGATTACAACATGCCCACACAGCGCTCGATGGAATTGGGCCTGTTTGAAATCAAGGAAACCAGCATTACGCATGCAGATGGGCACGTTACAGTAAACAAGACTCCGAAGGTGACGGGGAAAGGACAGCAGTTTTTTATCAACATGTTTCTAGGTTAACAACCCACACGGGTGTATCGCTTAACAGGCTGTGACGGCTGGCCGTATCCGAGCCAGCGCTCGACAGTAGGCGGCGATGGTGTACTTTCTTTACGGGCCAATATATTAACCCCGTAGGGGGTATATATATGGCCCTAAAAGAAAGTGGGCGTTTTATGGGAAATCGTGAAAGGTGGGCGAAAGATAGCGATGGCGGAATACATACATGGCGTCAGTCAGAAGCGGCCAAAGAACAATGCAGAAGCAATGTGTTTTGACGAGTTAAGTCAAAAGGGCTGGGCCGTGACAAAGAGAGGATGGCCGGACTTCTTTTGCATCAACGAAAAAGTAGAAATTTGCCTAGTTGAAGTGAAGCCGAGACACGCTCACCCACTGAAACAAAACCAGGAAACAGTGATGAAACAGTTATCTAAATATGGGGTTAAATGCTTTAAATGGACTCCGGACGGGGGATTTGAAGTAGTCAAGTACGAAGAATAGGGGAAATTTGTAGACTCTACTTAGGCGAGAGGTGGTGAGTGTGGCATTAACGCCAAAGCAAGAAAGATTTGTACAGGAGTACCTTGTGGATTTGAATGCCGCACAGGCTGCTCTTCGGGCAGGGTATAAAAACCCTGAAATTGGGCGGCAGCTAATTACGAAAAATAACGTTTCTTCCGCAATCCAGGAAGCAAAGAGAGCCAGAAGTGAACGGACAGAGATTACACAGGACTATGTGCTTGCCAAGCTGAAGGAAATCACAGATAAACCGGCCTCGGACGCGAACGACAGCGACCTGAAGTATTCCAGCAAGATAAAAGCGCTTGAATTGCTGGGAAAGCATGTGGGAGCGTTTGATGGAAAGGCGAACGGCGATGGAGATACGGAGGTCAAGGTGGTCATAGATGTCTGAGATTCGTTTATCCTCCGTCCTTGGACCTGCATTCCACCTACTGGCTCGTGACGTATTCCAACACGGACACACTCATTACGACTTGTCCGGCGGCCGTGGCTCCCTAAAATCATCCTGCGTGTCTCTACTGGTGCCGCTTATCCTGCTGACCAATTCAAACACCCACGCCTTGGTACTTCGCAAAGTGGCGAACACTATCCGGGACAGCGTGTATGCACAATATCTATGGGCAATCGGAGAATTGGGTATGGCGGCGTACTGGGACGCTAAGGTTCAGCCTATGGAGCTGATTTATAAGCCGACTGGGCAGAAAATCATGTTCCGGGGCGCTGATGACCCCATGAAAATAAAGTCCATCAAGGTTCCGTTCGGATATATCGCTGTAACACACTTTGAAGAAAAAGACCAGTTTTCCGGTCGGGCGGAGATTCGAACCATTTTACAATCTACCATGCGCGGCGGGTCGAAGTTCTGGAACTTTGAGAGCTACAATCCACCCATCAGCCGGGACAACTGGGCTAACAAGGACAGCCTGGAGGAACGGGCAGACCGGCTGTGCCACAAGAGTACATATCTGGAGGCTCCGCCCGAATGGCTGGGGGCGCAGTTTCTGACAGAGGCAGAGCACCTGAAATCCACGGATGAGCGGGCATACCGCCATGAATACTTGGGCGAAGCTGTCGGCACTGGCGGGAATGTATTTGAAAATCTGGAGCTGCGGGAAATCACAGATGAAGAGACGTCTCGTTTTGACCGCATCTATCAGGGTGTGGATTGGGGCTGGTTCCCTGACCCATTTGCCTTTATCCGCCTCCACTATGATCGAGCCAGGGAGACAATATACCTAATGGACGAGATATACCAAAATAAGCTGACCAACGAGGCGAGCGCGAAGTTGATTCTTTCCAAGGGATACAAGGATGCTTACATTACCTGTGACAGCGCAGAGCCTAAATCATCAGCAGACTATCTGGCGATGGGCCTTCCGGCAAAAGAGGCAATTAAGGGGCCTGGAAGCGTGGAATATGGTATGAAGTGGCTCCAGAGGCGGAAGATTGTCATTGACCGCAGAAGGACTCCAAACGCTTATAACGAGTTTGTGAATTATGAGTATGAGCGAAATAAGGATGGGGAGATCATCAGCGGGTATCCTGACGAGAATAACCACCTTATTGACGCTACAAGGTATGCACTTGAGCGTGTATTCAGAAGAATGGGGGTAACTGCTTGAACATAAACGATAAGCTGAAAGAGCTGGGCTTTGCCACCATCAGCGAAGACTTTTATCGCAAAGTGCAGGAATGGAAAAGCTGGTATATTGGAGATGTGAAGGGCTTCCACCGGTACAAGGTTCGAAACGGAACGAGCATGGTTAAATGCAAGCGCTTCACGCTTAACATGGGCAAGAAGATCCCGGAAGATTGGGCAAACCTCCTGATGAACGAGAAGGTGGAGATCACCCTGGAGGGGCAACGGGAACAGGAATTTATTGACCGCGTGTTCGCAGAAAACAATTTTCTGGTCAAGTCAAACGAGATGCAGGAGAAGGCGTTTGCACTTGGGACGGTGGCGTTTATCCCCCGTGTAGTGGGAATGAAGGCCACGGAAGAAGGCCCTGTTCCTGGTAGCGCTGACGGAATTGTGATGGATTATGTGACAGTAGAGCATATCTGGCCGCTGGCGTGGCAGAACGGGATTATTACGGAGTGCGCCTTTGACAGCATCTTGACCGTCAACGGAGAGCAATACTGCTACCTGCAAATCCATCACAAGGCCAACGGACAGTACGACATTGAGAACCGCATCTATCATTACCGCAACGATAATGTGTATGCCGAACTGGCCTTATCCGGTGTCAAGGGGTTTGAGATGGTCCCTCCTGTGGTACATACCGGCTCAGATCAGAGGCAGTTTGTTATTGACCGGCCTAATATCGCCAACAATTTTGACGATTCCCCGCTTGGAATTTCTGTTTATGCAAATGCCATCGATGTCCTTAAGGGCGTAGATGTGGCCTATGACAGCTATGTAAATGAGTTTGTACTGGGGAAAAAGCGCATCATGGTCAAGCCGTCTGCAACCAAAGACCTCGACGGAGAGCCATTTTTTGACCCGGACGACTTGGCTTACTATGTACTCCCGGAGGATGTAAGTGACGGTGCGGTCATCACGCCCATCGACATGACACTCCGTACCCAGGAGCACAACACGGGTATCCAAGACCAACTGAATCTACTGTCCAGCAAGTGTGGCTTTGGAGAAAACCATTACCGCTTCGACCAGGGGAGCATTACCACAGCCACCCAGGTCATTAGTGAAAACAGCACCATGTTCCGTACCATCAAGAAGCATGAAATCATTTTGGAACAGGCCATTACAGAGCTGTGTCATATCATTCTTCGGCTCGGTAATGCATCCATGAACGCCGGGTTGGACGAAGAAACTAAAGTGACTATTGATTTTGATGATTCCATCATTGAGGACAAGACCACGGAACGAAATAATGACCGGCAGGACCTTGCGGCAGGCATTATGAACGACTGGGAGTACCGCATGAAGTGGTACAACGAGGACGAGGCCACGGCAAAGAAGATGCTGCCGAAGATGGAGAATATGACGGACGAGGAGGAAGAAGAGATTGAATGAGGTATCCATTCACCCCAGAGCTTCTCGATGCCCTCCCAGAAGAGCTGGCCGAACTGTACCGCAGTCTGGAAGCGACGCTTCTTGAAGAGATATGTTCCAGCCTGAAAATTTCTGGTGAACTGAACGAGGTAACGGTGCAGGACATCCGGGTACTCCGCTCACACGGCATCGACCTGAAGGACATAGAAAAGGCCATCCAGCGCACCGCCAACATCAGCCAACGGGGCTTGAAAAAGCTTCTGGACGACGTTGTGGAGCGCAATCAGCAGTATTACCGGGATGTCATGGACCTTGCAGGTGTGACGGCCCCGGAGACGCTGGTGAGCATTGAGGACATCTGGGCTATCTACGAGCAGACCCGGCAGACCTTCCGCAATCTGACCCGCTCTATGGGCTTCCTGGTTGACAACGGGCGGACGATGCTGGCTCCGGCGAGAGCCTACCAATGGGCGCTGGACAATGCCGAGATGCAGATCACAAGCGGGGCCATTTCTTACAATCAGGCCATCAAAAGCTCCGTCAAACAGCTTGCGGACAGCGGTATCAAGGTTGTGGATTACGAGAGCGGCCACCGTGACCATATCGACGTGGCAGCCCGCCGGGCGGTGATGACGGGGGTGTCTCAGCTTTGTGCCAAGTACACGGAGCAGAGTGCAGAGTATTTGGAAACTCCTTATTTTGAAGTGTCCGCCCACATCGGGGCACGAGATAAGGGTGTCGGCTGGCAAAACCACAAGGCATGGCAGGGCCGGTTGTACTCCGTAAGGACCGGAGACAAGTATCCGAGCATTTATGAGGTGTGCGGGCTTGGCTATGTGGACGGCTTGGAGGGTGCAAACTGCCGACATATCAGGACTGCCTTTGTGGATGGTGTGATGGAGCGAACATATACCGACGAAGAACTTGCTCACATAGACGATGGGCACGACGTGGATTTTGAGGGAAAGCACTACACAGCTTATGAGGCCACACAGAAACAGCGGCAGGTCGAGCGAACTATCCGCAAGCTGAAGCGAGAACAGACCGCATACAAGGCCGCAGGACTGACGGAGAACTACCAGGCGGTGACTACCCGTATCTGGAGACTGAATCAGGAATACAAGGCGTTCAGCGAGGCGGCGGGGCTACCGTTACAAAGAGAAAGAATGCAGGTTCAATATCCGGAAGAGCTAACCAGCATAAAACAATTTTCCGGTCTGGAATCATATCAAGGGAACATAAAAATTGTCGGTAAATTCTCTTCCAGACAATATCAGGTGCAGCTTGACCCGCCGCAGATTAGCGGCGTGACAGACCACTTTGCAAATAACCTTACGATGAAACCGGATAGATCTGCATTGACGATTGAAGCGTCGCAGAGTATCATAAATAACAGCAGGTTAGTTTTGTATCAGACTGACCGGAATACATTGAAATTCTTGGCAGATAGCGGTTATGTAGTTTTAAGCGTTGACGGGAAGATTGTAACAGCGGTCCCGGAAAAGCTGAGAAAGAAGTATCGGGACTATTTGGAGGGGAAATGATATGGCGAAAAATCACAATGATAAATGCGTTTGCCCTCTTTTTGGGCGAGAAATCCTATATGGAGAGTGCTATGAGGTCCAAGAAGTTCGGGAGGACGAGATGGACATGGAGCTTGCAATAGAGCCGTTTGACGTAGATAAAGCAAATGAAGTCTGCGAGAAGTGCAAGTGGTATGTTATGGAGGACAGCGCGTGATAAAAGAAATTAACGGGAAAACATGGTATTGCTGCCCGTACTGCGGGAAAGCTCTTTTCCCGGTTCGACCGGATACCAAAGTAGAGCACATGCCGTTTCGATGCAAGGCATGTAAGCACGACATGGAAGTAAATATCGCATAGAGCCAAGAGCCTGTGAGCCAAGAGCCATTGAACCGGTTACGAACTGTAACGGTTTGATGGCTCTTTCTATTTTGCCGAGAGGCGTAAAACCGCAGGGCGACGGCCCTGACAATAAACGGAGGTATTTATGAGCGAACCTATCAATAACCCTACCCCGGCCCCTGCGCCGGAGCCCGCTCCTGAGAAAACCTTCACTCAGGCGGAAGTGGATTCCATGATTGGCAAGCGGCTTGCAAAAGCCATGAAGGGAATGCCCAGCGAAGAAGAGCTGACCGCCTACCGCACCTGGAAGGACGGGCAGGCCGGAGAGAAAGAACGCTGGGACAAGCTGACTGGCGAGAGGGATACTCTCTCCGGAAAGCTGACAACCGCAGAAGCGGAGAGAGACCAGTTGAAGCGTGAGTTGTATGTCCTGAAAAAGGGCTTGACCGGCGAGGAGGCGGAGTTCATCGCCTTCAAGGCAGGGAAGATGGTGGACGACAAGACCACCTTTGAGCAGGCCGTGGACGCGCTCACCGCCGACCGCAAGAAGACTTCCTTTGACTGGACTGCTCCAGTGGGCGGAGGGAAGCAAAAAACAGGAGAAAACGATGTAATGAACGCCCTGATCCGGGGCGCACTGAAATGAAAGGAGAACATAAATGGCTGTTGACATTATCGATAGAAGCAAACTTTCTGGGCTTATCCCTGAGCCCGTAACCCGTGAAATTATCCAGGGGGCCGTAACGGAGTCCGCCGTGCTGCGGATGGCCCGGCGGCTGCCCAACATGACCAGCAAGACCCAGACCCTTAATGTGCTGGACGCCCTGCCCACCGCCTACTTTGTGAACGGCGAGGCGACCACCGGCGCGTCCGACTCCAAGGCGTCTCTGAAAAAGACCACCAATATGGCGTGGGACAAGAAGAAAATCTACGCCGAGGAAATTGCGGTTATTGTCCCCATCCCCGAGGCCGTTCTGGACGACAGCGACTACGACATCTGGGGCGAGGTGCGGCCCCGTCTTCAGGAGGCATTCGGAAAGGTCATCGACGCCGCTATTCTGTACGGCACGGACAAGCCGACTTCTTGGCGTGATGGCCTTGTCCCTTCTGCCACTACCGCAAGCGCTGTTGTGACCGCTACCAGCGACATTTTCAAGGACATCATGGGCGAGGGCGGCGTGATTGCCAAAGTGGAGGAGAGCGGCTATATCCCCAACGGCGTAATGGCGGCTATCCAGATGCGCGCCAAGCTGCGCGGCCTTGTGGACAAGAACGGCCAGCCCATTTTCAAGACCGATATGCAGGGAGATACCCGCTACGCGCTGGACGGCATGAGCATGTACTTCCCCGTGAACGGCGCTTACGACCCGGAGGAATCTTTGGCTATCGTGGGTGACTGGAGCCAGTTGGTCTATGCCATCCGACAGGACATGACCTTTAAGATTTTCGATAGCGGCGTGGTGCAAGATCCCACCACTGGCAATATCCTTTATAACCTGATGCAGAACGACATGGTGGCCCTCCGCGCCGTCATGCGGCTGGGCTGGGAGATTCCCAACCCCATCAACGCCTTCAACGTCGGCAATGAGAACGCCTTCCCTTTTGCTGTTTACGCACCGGAGGGGGGTTAATAGGGTCTGACACTTTAACGCTATTCCCCAGCGGTCAGGCCCTATTGGGGAAACAGGTTTCCGAGCTTGTGGGTGATGACCTGAAGGTTTATGCGAGTGGCGCTGTAACGGGCACATTTCATTATGTGACCAACTACACCGAGTTCAGCGACGCCCCGGACGAGCAGAGCGGGTATTATTTCCCATTTCACCTGACAAAGACCGGGACAAAGATGACCTTCAAGAAAAATGGCTCTCCTACAAAGGAAGACATCCTGTTTGACGCGGACATTGTCTTCCGGGTGACCAAGGATGATACCTTCGAGGTGCTTGTTGATGATTCCAGCGTAGTGAAATTTAGTTTCACTGGGGCGACGTTTGAGCCGCAGGCTAAGACGAAAGCCCGTGCGAAGAAGTAAGGGGGCGGCCTGATGGCTTACGCAGATTATGAGTATTACACTGCTGCGTATCTAGGCACGGCTATCCAAAGGGCTGACTTCCCTCGTCTGTCCCTGCGTGCAAGTTCCTTTCTGGACTACTACACGCAGGGCCGGGCGGCTCAAAACAAAGAGCTGGACGCAGTAAAGATGGCTTGCTGCGCCGTGGCAGAACAGTACCAGAGCATCGACCTTGCCCAGCAAGCGGCCCTGAATGCCCTTAAAAACTCCGCAAATGCTGGAGAGACTGGAGAGTTGAAAAGCCAGAGTGTGGGTAGCTGGTCCAAGACCTACCGAAGCGGCGGTGAAAGTGCCCAGCAGGCCGCGACAGCGGCGCAGGCGGCACAAACACATCTTGCATCTGTTGCAGCGCAGTATTTAGCCGGTACGGGCCTTCTATACCGTGGAAGGGGGTGCGGCTATGGACATGTTCCCCCATGTTGTGACGGTCTATAACACCTGCATTGAGACGGACCCTTCCACCTTTGAGGAGACCACAGTGAACCACATCACTGTCCTACGGGGAGTCCTTCTGGATGCCTCTAAGGGTTCCAATGTAACCAAGAGCGGGCTGGAAAGCGCGGATGCAGTCAACCTGTACATTCCATTTTCGGTTGAGGCGTTGGACGGTGTGACAGGCATCCAAAGAAGGTATGTCGGGCCAGTCGAGTTCTGGAAAGCAGATGATAAAAGCGACCTATGGACGCTCTCTGTGGCCCGTGATAGTTTTTTCATCAAGGGTGATGCTATACACCCGGAATGGACGGTACAGACCATAGAGGCCGACTACGACGGTGTGTACGATATTACTAAAGTCGATGAAAAGGACTTCGGCGGTGAAATGGCTCACTGGGAAGTTGGTGGGGTTTAATGCTGAAATTCAGTTTCCGCGCCGAAGGGCTGGAAGCAATCAGGGACAAGTTGGATGAGGAGTGCACCAAGGCGGAGCACACTGTGGCGCTCCAGGTTCGGAAGGACACATCACCATATGTTCCGATGCTTACTGGGTCATTGGACAAGCGGACGCGGGTAGATGGTTCAGAAGTGATTTACCCTGGCCCATATGCACGCTACTTATATTTTGGGAAACTAATGGTAGACCCGGCTACAGGTAGCAGTTATGCATCAAAGGGCACAACAAAGGTCTTGACTAACAAAAACCTTGTATTTAATACAGCATCACATGCGCAGGCGCAATCCCACTGGTTTGAGGCCAGCAAGGCCGAAAACCTTGAAAAGTGGGTCCGTGTGGCGGACAAGGCGGTGAAACGTGAAATCTAAGAACGAAAAGCCACATATGCTGGCGTCGGCTGAGGAAGTGGACAAGATTTCCCGCTCCATGCTGGTGTGGGCAAACACCTTCCCGGAAAAGCCGGTGGGCATCATCAAGTATGAGTTCCTGACTGCTGACCAGGGAGACGAGACCGGTATGGCATTGTCTACCATCCAGGGAACCTATATCACAAAGCGGTTCATCCTGGGCGGCTATCAGGCGGAGTACCAATTCAAACTAATTTATCGTATTAAGCCTGGGCGCAGCAACGACAAGCGCTTGGAGGCTGACGAGCTACTGAACCACTTCGGTGACTGGGCAAGAAAAAATCTTCCTGATTTGGGAGACGAGATTCGGGCGCTTCGAGTTGAGCCCACCACACAATCCTCCAAATTTTCCGCTTATGAGGACGGCTATGAAGACTACCAGATTTTGATGAAACTGACATATGAAGTTGGCGTTTGAAAGGAGAAAAACAATGCCTGAGTCTGATTTGACTTTTAATACTACGCCGGGCCAGACCGTAGGCCGTGAAATGTTAATTGCTTACCTAAACACTGGAGAGAGCTCTACGCCTACGTGGTCTCCCATCGGTAAGCGTGTAGAGGACAGTTCAGCCGAATACGACTGGCAAACAGAAACCAAAGTTGATATTTTTGGAAATACCTATACCAACGGGAAGAAACCAACCATTACACAAACCTTTGACCCATGTGAGTTGGATGCAGATGACGCAGCACAGGAAAAAATCTGGAACCTTGCTATCAAAGATCAGAACGTGAACGCTTTGATGAATCAAGATATGCTTATTGTCCATCTGTATGCGGGGACGGCCGGAACAGCGGTATTTTCTGAAAGATACTCCTCATGCTCTATTTTGCCGTCCGGGCTCGGTGGTGAAGGCGGTGGCACAATTGGGATGCCAATTGATGTTACATATGGCGGCACTAGAACTGTTGGTACAGCATCGATTAGTGATGGAACTGTGAAATTCACACCGGGAACCGTGGAGGTTTAACTTATGAAGGAACTGAATTTTGACTCCGGCCTTGTTACATATTCTTTGAATGGCAAGTGCGAGGTGTCGTTCAACCCCACTGACAGCAACTTCGTTGAGCGGCTGTACTCCGCTTTTGAGGATCTGGACAAGAAGCAGGAGAGCTACAAAGCACAGATCGAGAAGATGGTGGACAAGAAGGAAATCTTCGAGTTTGCCAAAGAGCGGGACGCTGAAATGCGCGGCATTATTGACGGCGTGTTCGATGCCCCTGTGAGCGAGTCTGTCTTCGGCAGCATGAATGTCTATGCCATTGCCAACGGCCTCCCTGTCTGGTGCAACCTGATGATGGCGGTCATGGATGAGATCGATACCACTTTCACCAGAGAGCAGAAGCTTACTAACCCGCGCATCAGCAAGTACACAGCGAAATACCAGAAGTATCAGAAGAAGTAACCAAAGGAGCACGCCATGAGCTATGGACTTCCAAAAAGCGTGGATATAGACGGGCAGGAGTTTGCTATCCGCTATGATTATCGGGTTATCCTCGACATTTTCGAAGCCATGAACGACCCCGATTCCAGTGAGGAAGACCGCGCCCTTGACGTGCTCCAAATCTTCTATGTGGATTTTGACGAGCTGACCGACTATGACGCGGCCATGAAAGAGGTTTTTCGATTCATCAACGGCGGCGAGGAGCCACGGAAGCAGAAAGGCCCCCACCTTGTGGACTGGCCTATGGACTTCCCCCGCATCATTGGCCCTATCAACCGTGTGCTGGGCTATGAAGCCCGCGCTGTGGACTACGACATCGAAACCAACACGGGCGGCATCCACTGGTGGACTATCCTCGCGGCCTATGCGGAAATAGGGGACTGCCTCTTTGCCCAGATCGTCCGCATCCGCGACAAGAAGGCAAAGGGCAAGCCGCTGGACAAGTCTGACAGGGAGTTCTACCGCAAGAACCGTGACATCATCGACATCAAGCAGACTTACAGCGAGGCGGAGAATGACCTTGTAAAGATTTGGACAGGGGGATAACCTCCGGTTAACTGCACCTTGAAAACTTCATATTGAGATAGCGGAAATATTTTTGGAAAACCTCTTGACTTTCTGTGTACACGCTATATAATAAATATGTACACAGAAAGAAGGTGATAAAATGTCGCCCCGTACAGGCAGACCAAAGGCCGAAAACCCGAAAGATATACAGTTAAAAATCAGAGCCGACAAACAAACGATTGAAGACTTAGATTTTTGCTGTGAGAAGTTGGACAAAACAAGAAGTGATATTATCCGGCTTGGTATCCAAAAGGTTAGGTCTGAGGTAGAAAAATAGAGTGCTGGCGGGCCTAGCAAGCAACACCAACACTCTACATCACCAGAGGTCTCCCACTGGATAAATCCATTCTATCACAGTGGGAGCCTCTAATCAATATGAAAAGAGGTTTTCCATATGAACGAGAAAAACACTCTTCAAGAATTGATTAACCAGTTGACTAACAACGAGCATTGGGTCAAGCGTATTGCCGCCGCCTATCTGGGTGTAAGGGCCGAACAGGTGGTTATCGCGGTGAAAGGCGGTGATGCGGAATGAGGCCAGAAATGATTCAGTTGCGTGATTCGGTGGAAGAATCAGCAAACGACCTAAACCAGATTTGCAGTACAATGGAAATCCTGCTTGCCAGTATGTACGAGTCCAGCGAGGAAGCGAATCCAGTGAGGGAGGCTATGGCGCTCCTTTGGAAAAACACCATTGAAGTGCGTGACCGTTTGCTTGGGAGCTGCATAGATTCTGGATTCAGTTGGAAGGAGACGACCGCATGAACGAACTTAAAGTTTTTAATTTCCACGACATAGATGTAGTTGATAGTCGGGACGTGGCTGAAATGGTTGGAAGAAATCATAACGAGCTTTTGAAAAGTATTCGGACCTACCAGCAGTATTTAGCCGAGGGGAACTTCGCCCACGGCTCTTTCTTCATTGAAAGCAGCTACATGGATGGAAACAACCAAGAACGGCCCAGCTATTTAATCACCAAAAAGGGCTGTGACATGATTGCAAACAAAATGCAAGGCAAAAAAGGCGTACTGTTTACAGCGGCCTACGTCACGGCCTTTGAGAAGATGAACGAGCAGTTAAAATCACCCGCCCGCATTGCCCCGGAGGTATCTCCCAACGCCATTGCAAACCTGATCCGAATTACCCGTCGAGTGATGCTGGACATGGGCAGTACGCCCCAGGAGGTGGGCGCTATGACAAGAGACGTATTCGCAACCTGGAACATCCCGGTCCCGGTTTCCTTTAACCGTCAAATCACTGGGCAGATGTGCTTGCCTGGGATGGATGGAACAAAAGAACTGACGGCATAAAAAAGCCCCCGCTATCTCGATATGAGGTAGCGGGGGCTCTTATAACTAATTAATATCTTCCCTGTGAATTGTAAAGTGCTGTTTGCTGTCTCTGGCACTTCCAAGATCGATATAAGATGTTTGAAATTCCTCCCAATCGTCTGGAAGTTCCCATACAACATGCCCGACAATTTCCATACCAGGAGAAACAGCACCAACAAATACCACCGCATCATCTACGGTGCCAACAACGACCTTCGGCAACACCTTTCGCCCATCGGCGTAAGCATTAAAGCCAATGTTTGCTACATTTTGAACATTTTCCGTTGTGTTCTTTGCAGAAAAGATTACACACAATAGCCCCTTTCCTGAATCTTCCGGCTCTATTGTGCCGAGCGATGTTTCAAGAGCGGTTGTCCATTTTATATCCACAATCGACAGGTCAAATCGGTCTGCATTTAGCGTTGCATCAATGCCGACACTGTTTTCATCTATTTTCTCGGATGGTTCTGGCTGCTGTGTCTGCTGGTTGACAAGTTCGTTTTGCGCTGGCCCATTAGAACCAGAATTTGATGGTTTAGCAGTACGGCTGCCAAAGGTAATGGCAACAGCCGAAAGAACAGCGGCAATAATTACAACGGCGAATAGAACATTGTTTTTAACCCGTCTATTCCGATTTGTTTGGTTGTTTTCTGTATCAAATACGGCTGCCTGCGGCGTATTTGTTGCGTATTCGCTCTCAACTACGAGGTGTGATCCAGATATTGCTGTGTTTACAATTTTTGAAGTGTCATCCGGCGATACGAGGATTGAAATTGAACAGTCGATTTTACGCCCCTTTTGGAACGAAAGCGTATGGGGTCCATCTTGAGCGTATGCAGAAACGGTTGTGCCGTTTCTTAAAATCCCAACCACTTTGTCATCCAAAAGCACCGTGAAGTCAACAGCGCATCCCCACGGCGATTTTTCTCTTGTAATAATGATTTCTTTGTACCCTTCCAATGTAAATCTCTCCTATCAAGGTGGTGTTTAATGTGGCCGCTGACGGCTCCATCGTCATTGAAACCAATATTGACAATAAGAAAGCACAAAAAGAGCTGAATCAGCTTGCTAAGAAAATCCAATCGCTTGAAGATCAACTTACGTCCAAAAAGCAGGGGAGGTTTCCTTTAGTAGAAAACCTCAACGTTGTAAATGCGGAGTTGGAGGAGGCCAGGAAGCAGTTATCCATGCTCCAGGACGAACAGAATGCTATCAATGCCGCCATGAAACCTGGTTCGTCCGCTGATGACTATATGCGTGCCTATTCTGACAGGCCTATGGTCGATTCCAAATTGAAAAAGCAACAAGAAAAGGTTGACGCAATTGAGAAAGAGTGGAGGCAGGCTGAAAAAGCGCTTTCAGATTATGATTCCAAAATTTCTGGCTTAGAAGGAAAGTTGAACCTGGCAAAAGAGGAAGCCGGAGGGCTCCAGCAGAACATGGCAAAGTCCGGCCCTGCCGCCGCCAAAATGGCAAAATCAGTAGATAGAGCGCAAAAGAGCGCAAGCAAATTTTCCTCTCGCATGCGTGAAGTTATCAGAAGTGCGTTTGTATTCACGGTCATTACAAAAGGTCTTGCGAAGTTCCGTGAATGGATGGGGAAAGTCATCAAAACAAATGACGAGGCTAGAGCATCTATTGCACGTCTAAAAGGGGCTCTCCTGACACTCGCTCAGCCGATGATTGAGGTCATTATACCAGCATTTACAAGTTTTGTCGATATGTTGGCCCGTATAATTTCAATGGCCGCCCGGATTACTGCTGCGCTTTTTGGTACAACAGCAGAGAAAGCTGCGGACTCCGCTGAAAATCTGTATGAGGAAACAGAAGCACTTGAAAAAACGGGTGAGGCTGCGGAGGAAGCTGGGAAGTCGCTCGCCTCTTTTGATGAAATCAACCAGCTTTCAGGGAGCAGCAATAAAAGCGAAAATCAGGCACAACAGGACCAATCAATCGAGCCAGATTTCTCTATTGTAAAAACCAGTATTCAGGATGCCCTTTCGGCCATCCTTGAGCTACTTACTGGTGCTGCACTCCTTGCAATTGGTGCAATTCTTGTATTTACAGGAGCAAGTATCCCGGTCGGACTCGCCTTGATGGTAGCTGGTGCGCTTGCTATTGTGGATGCTGTTACATCGAATCCAGAAGCTATAAAGGCGTTATTACAAGGAGGGCTTGGTGAGGCCCTTTCTATTATCGGGCCTCTGGTTGCCGTGATTGGCGTTCTTTTGGTTGTTACGGGACATATTCTTATTGGCATTTCGTTAATCATTATGGGCGCAGCAATTTGGGCTACGGGGGCGGCATCTGGCGACGAAGGAGACTTTATCCAAAATATTTTAACAAGACTTTCGGAGGCGGCCGCAGTCATTGGTCCCCTGATTGCCGTTTTAGGTGTTTTTCTTGTCATCACTGGACACATCCTACTTGGTGTGGCGTTTATTATCGCTGGAGCAGCCCTTTGGGCCGTGGGTAAAGCCGCAGGCGACGAAGGC